TCGTGAAGAAAAAATAGCCGTCCTGAAAGCAGACCGAATTCGGCTGCGGCATCCTGCCGAGGCCATTATAGGCCAGCGGTGTCCCTGCGAACACGATGCCAGGCGTTCCTGAGCCGCCCGACATCGCGGTCAGGGTTACGGTTTCATTTCCAATCGGCTGCAGGATCGTGATGACGGCCGTGCCGCCGTTCGATGCGCTGATGCTCGCGGCGGTTAGCGTGGCATTAGCGTTGATCAGCGCAACGAGGTTGTTAGCGATGATGATGGCCGAGGAGCCGCCGCCAAGTGTATAGGTGATCTTTACCGGAAAGGTCGGGATCGAAGTGTTCGAGAATGTCAGCGACACCGTATCGCCGGCCGTGAAGATCGTTCCGCCAATGGTAGCGGTGACACTGCCGGTTCCGGGAACAATCGTTACCGTCTCATTGCCGGTGCCGGTGATGGAACTCACAAGGTTAGTTGAATCGCCGACGAACACCACGGACGAGGAGACCGTCGTTAGATTTCCAACACTTCCCTGCTGGGAAATGGTGATGACGCCAAGCGCAGAGAGCGCAGTAAGATTGGCGGCAATTAGCGGCGCACTGGCATTGATGAGGTTTTTGAGGCCCGTCGCGATGGTGGTGACGGTTTCCGATGATCCGAGCGTATAGGTAACCGTAACCGGGAAGCCGGCGAGAGTGCTATTGGTGAACGTGAGTGAGACCTGATCACCGGCAATGAAGACCGAGCCGCCGATCGTGGCCGTTGCCGTCGCGCTGGCGAGCGCTGACGTATCGAGGATATAGGCGCCATTGTCGATATCGACCGCCACCACGTCGGGATGCGCGTTCTGGTTTCTGGCGATCGACACATGCTTGGAGCCGGGGAAGGCGCCAAGCAGCGTTACGTTCCCCCCGGTATCAATTGTCGCAGCCTCGTTCAGCCATGTCTCATAGGAGAGGTTATTGACGATGAGACCGCCGCGATAGCCGGTCTGCGTAGTGACGGCATGTTGCGACAGGCCCGGCTGGCGATGGTACGCAGCGGGCGATGGTCCGCCTGGGCCGAGAGGTTCCGAGCAACAATTCAGCACCCTGCCCGCGCTTTCCTGCGATGTATTGCCGGGAAAGCTGCTAATGGGCCAGTTGATAGGGAATGGGCCGCGCATCAGAAGTAATGCACCCGCAAGGCCTCGAACGTCGGCCGGCCCCTGCTGATCTGCTTGAGGGCCATGGCCGCCGCTCCGCTTCCGGGGGGTACACCAAGTCCCTTCTGAGTCAGTTTTGCGAAGTCATCGGGATTGCTTCCGAACTTGGTCGCGCAATCCCCGGCGACGATATCGGCCAGGGGGGAGAAGAACGCTCCGGGGATGTTGTTGGGATCCGGGATGTAGCAGATATCGAGGCCCGCCAGCATGCGATAGATCGCGTCCAACTTTTCCGTCACGTACTGCACGTCCTCGACATCGGGCGCTTGTCCCGACGCGAGGACGCCGAGGTTCGCGAGCGCCTCTAGGACGAGATCAGTCTGCGTGCGGTAGGCGCCGGGCATCAGGCGGCCTGCTTCTTCAGTTCATGGTGCTTGGCTTCGAAGAACGGCCGCAGGTAGGACAGATCGTCATCGCCGACGCCGCAGCGCTCGCGCAGTGGTTCCTCTTCGGTCCAGCGCTCCTCAAGCTCCTCGTGATTGTCCGCCGCGGCAATCCACGCTTGGGCATGGCTGCGATAGTCCTCGGAGGTCCGCGGGATGCGTGGACGGCCGGGCTTGCGGGCAACAGCCGGAACTTCGCCTTCGACTTGAAAACTCGGGTTTGTCTTGGCGAGTTCGATCATGGAAACCCACGTCTCCTTGTATTCGAACATTTCACGGCCGGTTACTGGGTCAGTGATCGTTCTTCGCACTGGCACCGGATAGCCATGCGCCCGGTTTTTTGGATCGAGTTCAACTGGAACATTCGCCTGGAACTTGACCCCGTTCCAGATGTTCATGGCGGGATCGCTAGAGTCCTGCGGAATGTAGGTAACCTTCGTCATGTGTCCTCCGATTATGGGATCAGCGCACAGCGCCAATCGAGGGTACTGGGGTAATTGCCGACCGAGGCCAGAACGGGGATGAAAATCCCGCTGATACCGGTCGTAATCTGAAAGGCCGTATTGGTGTTGCCGTTCGTCTTCTCGCCGACCGCGGGATAGATGTTGATCGTGACGGCCGTCTCGTTGACGACAACAATGGCCTCATTGGCTTCGCCGTTGAGCATGCTCGGCAACTGAAGGCTGCCGGTGGAAACCGATTTGAGGACGCGAATGACCTCATTGTTGATTCTGACGGCCGTGTTCTGCGCAGCGGCAGGTCCGGGAACGAGTTCAACGATGGTTTGGCCGTCATTCGAGAACACGAACAAGACGGCATTGTTGGTGACCGACATGACGGCGACCTTTCAAAGAGGAGAAGGAACGCGGCTTTGTCTGCCGCGCCAAGGTGGGTCGGGGATAAACAGGGAGGGCTCCCCGGCCGGAGGATCGTTAGCAGCCCGGAGCGGTTGCGCCGGTGCCGACAGCGGTGCAGGCGCCATCGTTCGGGGCGATGTACTCGATGATCCCGACCGCGTTGCCGGCAGTCGCGACGGCCACCGTGTAGGTGATCGTGGCGAAGATATCGAAGCCGCCGAGCGTTCCGGTTTGGGCGATGCCGTTGCCGGTGACGGTCGTGCCGAGGCCACCGGCCGCGATGGTCTGGGCAACCGCGTTGCCGGCGGTGAGGATGGTCGCCGCGGCCATGAGGTTGACAGCGGCGGTTGAGGTCGTGCCGAACGATACCGTTGCCGTGGTTGCGCCGGTAAATGTGGTGTAGGTCTGCGTAAAGGCCCGCACCATGAACGAATTGTAGGGAACGCTTCCCACCTTGAACGTGCAGGTAAGCGAGACCGGAACGCACGACGTGAAGGTAATCGGAAAGCGCAGATAGTGCGTCTGCTCGGTCGGGAACATACGAGCCGCGAACGAGCGAGGCGTGAGCGGCAATGGCTGTGCCGCAATGGGCGTGATGGTGGTGGCGAGCGCTGCGATGGCGAACAGCCCCGCAGCAACCGAGCCAAGCATATTGCGAACGAGTTTGCGCATGGGTTTGATCCTTGAGAGGGAATGGGAAATGGGCGGCGGTGCGAACACGGGAACCGCCGCCCGTCTGAGCTGATCCTACGCGTCGGGAGGACTATTAGGTATCAGCGCCAGATTTGGTTGACATGACGCCTCGGAGAAACTAGAGTGTTTCTAGGAGGATTTGTCATGGATGAAGAATGGAGACCCGCCCCTGACTTTGACCGATATTTGGTTTCTGATCAGGGGCATTGCGCTCGGGTGCTTACCCGAGGTAATCGCCAGCAACGGAGACTTCTGGCGGGTCGCATCGAGGGCAACGGCTATGTCACCTTCCATCTTTACGGGGCGGATGGGAAACAAAGACACCCTCTAGCGCATCGCATCGTCTGGCAGGCATTCAATGGGCCAATTCAGAAGGGCATCGAGGTCAACCACAAAAACGGCATCAAGTTCGACAACCGTCTTGTGAACTTAGAACTCGCTACTCGATCTGAAAATATGCTCCACGGTTTTCGCGAACTGGGCTTCAGCCGCAATCGCATAAAAGGCACCCATCACCCGAAGGCAAAGCTCTGGGAAGAAGACGTGTTGAAAATTCTGGAGCTGCGTAGGGCCGGAGTGCGGCGCTATTTAGTTGCCGAGAAATTCAACGTCTCCCCCGTAGCTGTTCGTCTCATCGAGAAGGGACAGAACTGGGGGCATTTGACCGGCCTCGCTAAGAGCGAAGCCCCTGCCTTTCCATCCCCACCTAGCCGGGGCTCGGGTAATGCGCGCGCCAAGCTTACTGAAGATGACATCGCTAAGATTTTCGCTATGAGCCGAGATGGTCTGAGCCAAAGAGCCATAGCCGCAAACTGCGATATTACACAACAGCAAGTTGGACGCATTTTGCTAGGCAAAAGATGGAAGCACCTAAGTAATATATAGTATATTACTAGGTGTCCGCTGCACTGGCAAAGTAACCAGTGAAAAGTCCCCAATTTTTATAGTTATTTGCGGGATTTAGTTTAGCGATTGTCTTCATACCATATGCCATCATTATTCCCACCCCGCGAAAAAATTGGTAGTCATCCTCTTTGAGGAAAGTCGGCGTTGGCATGCGGCCCCAGCACCAGGCCATGGCGGACTGACCAGTGAGCCATACCGGCGCTGTTGCGACCGTGCCGCCGGCACCAGCCGTGGTGTAAGTCACAGGCAGGCGGACATCCATTTCTGGGATTTCCCGAATGATCATGCCGTTGTACAGCAGATCACCGTCTTGGAAGAGCGGATTTTTGTCGAGACCGTCCCCCTCGCGCGGGCGAGCCTGCGTGTTCGCGGTGATGATGGTCGTGTCGTTCTGGAGGTCGCGGAAGCAATTGCTGCCGGCGAACACCACGAAGTATTCACAGCCATTCTTGAGCTTGTACGGCCGGATGCGCGGGTTTGCCTTTTTCGCCAAACGCTTCATCTTGTTGAGCGATGCCGCAGAGAGGGTCATCGCCGCCGTTACGTTGGCGAGCGCAGTGGCCCAGACTACGTTGATGTTGCCGGTGGCGCCGCCGACGAGCACGCGATCGGCATTATCGACAATCCAAGTATTACGCTGGGCTGCTGTGGCAGCATCGAAGTAAACACCATTGACTCTCTGTCCGTTGGCCGAACCCAAACCCGCAGGCGCAGTGGAGGCCAAGGGCACCGCATAGAACGCGTCAATGATCTCATCGCGCTGAAGCTCCTTGCCCCAGTCTTCCAGCAGCGGCCGGGCCTGACCAAAGAGGTCAATGCTGGACTTCTGCTCTTCGGAACGGGGAATGCGGACGGCGTTACGTGCCCAGTCGATCCAGGCGCGATCACCGTAGTTGTCAATGTTCTCTTCGTTTCCGACCAGTGTCCCGGTGGCGATCGGCACGTTCCTGAGGCGTGCGATCAGGGGGATGTTGATCTGCTCGCCGCCCTTCTTGAGATCGTTGATGACGCGAATGATCGCGGTCATTTCTGATCCGATGTACGGCGAGAAGAGGTTCTGGCGGATGTATTCGCGAGTGACTTCCTTTCGGAAGACAATGAGTTTGTTATTGGCTTGAACGGTCGTGACTGCCATGGTCGTGGCCCTTGAGGCTACGGCCCGGATTTAGCGGCGTCGTCTAGGCCTATTTCATCGCGTATGCGAAGGCCGAGGCATCGGAGTCGTTGTAAAGTTCGGGGTCGCCCGTTCGGACGGACCCGCCTCCACTTGCTCCGTTCAATGATCTCGGCAATCGCGTGGATGTGCGAGGACGGCCACCATCGCCCCGTTCTGCTTCGCCGCGCATTTCCTGGAGGATCTGCTTGCGAAACTCGGGGTCGGACATGATTTCCTTGGCAACGCGCTGCTTATAGGCAGACGGATCGCCACCGGCTTCACGGAGGATTTGCTGCTCGCCGTGCCAGCGCATGAGAGCCTTGCCCGGATTGGGCGCTTCCCAGATGCGTTGTACGGTTGCCCGAGCGACGGGATCGCTGGGGTTGAGCGATGTCAATTGCCTGTATGCCGCAACGAACTCGTCGCCGTGGGTTTCGTGGGCCTCGGCGAGAGCGGCATTGACATGGCGGGCGGTGAATTCCTGCGCAATCTGCGCACGCTGTTCGGCCGCCCAGGCCTCCGGATCAGACCAGATGTCCGGCTTTGCGGGTTGTTCCTGCTGAGGTTGCGGGCGCTGTTGCTGCTGAACTTGGAAGGCGGCGAGCTGGGCGCGCAACGTGTCGCGTTCCTGCTCGATCGCTCGACGGCGTTCTGTCTCCTCGCGTAGACGACTGGAGGGTATCCGGCCTCGGTCCTCAGACCGAGTTGGTTCCGGTTCCTCGCCGTCTTCATCGGAGGCAGCGTCGATATCTTCTCCGTCTTCAGCATCATCTTCATCAGCTTCGCCATCCGGCGCATCGTCATCGGGCTCCTCGCCCTCCTCCGTTTCGCCGGGAATATCGTCGTCCATCTCCTCTAGGGAGCGGTCGCCGTTATTCTCTGCCTCTTCTTGGCCGGTAGCTTCGTCAAAGATTTCCTGCTCCGTGCCGGCAATGGCGCCTGCTAGAATTTCTTCCTCAGTTGGAACTTGCATAGCCATAGTGGTGCGTCCTCAGTCCTTCACGTTTCGCTGTGATGCGTGCGCGCCTGTATCGGCGGTGCGTCCGGGGCGGCTTTAACCTGCCGCAGAGGTTGCCCCTATATCGCTCGGGGCCGGCGATTCATTTAGAGACTTGCGCTTCCAGTTCTTTAATACGCGCCTTGGCGATCTCTAGATCGCGCTGGGCTGCGATTAGCGTCACGGAGCACACAAGACCTGAGTTTATTTCCGTGTTGAGTTTATCGCTCAAAGCCTTCTCAAAGGGGGTCTGCTGTCGATCCTGGGCGCATGCGGAATCGGCAATGAGACCAGCGAGCATCACAATAAGAAACTTCATAGACCTATCACCCCTTAGAATACGGGAATCCACCCAACGGTCGACCCATCGCTTTCGGTGATCGTTAGCCATTTCTGAACGGTGGTATGCGATCCAACGGGGCCGAGGCTGCCGAGAACCGTTGCAACGCTGCCGTTGGCTGTGTATGCGCCAGTACTGCCAATCTGAAGCACACCAGAAGACGTTCCGATAATCAGTTTACTAGCGCCGTTTGTGACCGTTGATGCGGTGACTGTATTGCTCGTAACAAAGGAATTTGCTCCGATGTTGCCGCTCGGATCGATACTGAAACCGTTTCCAATGATCGCGCTTCCAGACGGCGTAAACCCACGGATGTCAATGACATTGAGAACCGGAATCGTGCCGATAGAGCCCAGAAATGTGCCAATGAATGTTCCGGTCGGGGCAATCGGAACATAGCCATTGCTCAACTCCGCGGCTACAAGTCCGAACTTCCAGCCGGGGCCAGGAGCGGCGGCGGCTCCAAAAGGAGCCGAGGCGCCCATATGGATTTCATAGGCTGCATCCAGTGTCGCAGCATTGTTGACGAACAGGCCAACAGCGGAATGCCCAAACTGGAAATGCTGGGTGGCGGCTGACGTGCCGAAGACATCGCTTTCGGTTCCCGTCAGTTGCAGTACATTCGTGGCCGAACTGCGAGCTTGGGGATTGGCTCCAAAATATGTGCCCTTGGCGCCTGCGCCGGTATTGGTCCCGCCGTCGCCCGTCCCGCTCGTAATAACGATCGGGGTAGCGCCGACATAGGCCGGGAAAGGATTGGCGGCATTCGTCGGCGCTGTCTGAGTGAGTTGCGTCAGAAGACTAGAGCGCGTTCCGGTTACCGACGAGCCGCCAAAACTCTGAGTTACCTGAATGGCATTTACACCAAGACCCGATGCGACCGTATCGGAAGTAATATTGACGCAAACGGAAATGCAACTCTCGACTGAGCCGCCTATCGAGCCACTTAGGGCATGGTTGCCCACGAAAGCATTCGTGAGGCCCGGCGGAGTGTTGGTCTGGGTTGCAGTCCAGGCATTTGCCGTTGAGAAGATCGGAAATGCGGTCGGCGGCGCAGCGGATGCAGTCGGATTGCCTGAAACATTGAATGCTGGAAGTTGCCCGACGCCGCTCTGAGCAAACGCGCTTCCGCAAAGCGCGAGAGATATCAGGATGGCGGTAAGAAGCTTCCTCATAGCACCATCCATCCGGTGTTGGTGCCGTCATTGAATGGCACAAGCGTCACATAGGCGCGATTGTTGTTGAGCACATAGGTCGCTTGCCCATCGATCGTATCTCCGCCGGCCGCCGTCAATGTGATTGGATGCGCGGTCGCCTGTCCCAAATCCTTGAAGGTCACGGGCACGCCAAGCCGCGACGCGGCAGATGGCAATGTGCATGCGGCAGGTCCGGACGAGACATTACAGCTGATGATGGAATCGCTACCGGCAACCGTGATCGGTGTGAGTGTCGTGGTGCGCTGCGCCCGTGCGGCGCCTGATTGGATATTGAGCGACGATATAAGATTGGTAATCGATACCTTGAAGAACGTCAGATTTACCGCGTCCCATCCCATCAGGAAATCGGTCGGATAGTTCCCCGGCAACGGAACCTGCGTTCCAAACGCAGTGATTGTGAAGCCGATTGTCCAAATGCCATTATTCTTCGAAATCGTGACCGGGCCGCTCCCGAGCACAAGAGCCGGGAATGGGACCGCTGTGTTAAAGCGGATATTTGCGGGGAGAGTCATGTTAGTCGTTCAGCCAATTTGTGCCGTCACAGTAGAGAGAACCATGAACGGCTCCGCCGGAAGCGTAGACACTGCGATAAGTCGGCGCGGTCGTGTCTGATACCGATACGCGGCGCCCCTCATTGGTGCCATTGCAGGTCGGGACGGCCGTTCCCGCTGCGCTATAGATTGTCTTTGTTTGGAGGTCCTGAGCGGCGAGAGGCTTGGATGTCACCCAAGTGTTGGAGACGGCATTGTTGTAGTTAAGCACGTTCGTAAAACTGCCGGTACTTCGGAATATGAAGGGGCCAGCAGCACTAGCGCTGTCAAAGAACATCGTTCCGGTCCCGGTATTACGAAAAACGACGTTCGATCCGTCAGCATTGAATGTCGCCAACCCGGAAGTCTGCGGCAATGTGACTAGATTGTTACTCCCAGCCGTTCCGAGGAGAGTGTTGATGCCTGTAGCTGTCAAATTTCCGGTGACAGTTAGCGGGCCGACGCCGGCAGGCAATACGGATGGGACGCCATCCTGAGCTTGACCTATGAAGGTTACATTCGGAGACACCGTTCCAGTTACATAGGGCTTCCCCGTGAGAAGATTGCCGATGATGAAGGTATCAACGGAATTTACGCTATTGAGAACACCGGCCACGGTCGTGGCAGTCGGATCGAACAGGCTATTTCCAATGACGTGAGTGTAATTTCCTACTAAATTGTTTACAAAATAGGGGTAATTAGAAATCTCGATAACATTGTCACGGATGCTCGTTCCTACTGCCGTTTGCCCCGGAGCCCCGCCAGCACCCGTGCCGTCGATTTCAATGACTGAGCCGTTCGCTAGAGGGTTACCGGAATTTCGCTCTACCCAATTTTTCTCAATAACCACTCCGTTACAAAACACTCGGCAATAGACCATTCGGCGGATGCGGTCGAACTGGTTCTCCGAGATTACGGTTCCATACCCTTGGAATGCGGCGGTCGCCGTCCCGTTGATCCCGGTCGTCGTCCCGCCGAGGACAAAAGCATCTTGATTATTAGTCGTACCGTTGAATGATGCATTCCCGAGTATGAGGTTATGATAGGCATAGACGGTTGTGTTCGTTGTATAGACAAATGGATTGCCGAACGATGATCCACCGTCCGTTATGGTGAGATCGCGAAGAGTGAGAGAACCCAGACCGTAGGTCTGGATATGGCCATTGGCGTTCGAAGTGCGGATGTCAAGTACCGTAGCTCTGCCGGGATATGCTCCAGTCTCGCCCGAGCGCTGAGAGCCCATGCCCTGAAAGATGATGGCGACCTGATGTGGTGCGCCGCCGCTCCCATCGTTCGGGAGGATGATCGGGGATAGGAACGTATAGGTACAGGCATGAAAGAGAAGAGTGCCGCCGGTCAGAGCGCCTTGGAGGGTGGTCAACAAAGTATTGAGATTGGCGGTCTGATCAGACCCGTCACATACAATCGGAGGGGTAGCGCTCGCCACATCGACAAAGCCAACCGTTCCTACGGCCAGGCGTCCAAATAGGACATTGATGTCATTGATTGTGGCCTGCCAATTCGAGCGGAATAGCGGCCCAGATTGCTCAACGAGCGTTCCGGGAACCGGCACATTCGGATTGACGGTCGATTGCGTCTGTATCTGCGCGCTCCCAGCGCACGCCAGGAAGAACGAGAGAGCGCACGCAAGAATAAGACGTTTTAGTTCCATACTGGCCCCGGATCGGCTGAGATGGGAAGCCTGGACACGCCGCCCTGGAAGATCGGGAGAGGGCCGATCGATACCTGCCGCGTGTTAGCACCGTCAGTCATAATCAGGCCCGTCTGATAAGTGCCGCCAGAAAGCTGTTGCATTGTGGCTGCGGGAATGAGGATTTGAATGACGCCGATGTCTATGATGGAGATGCCTGCACCGTTGGTCGCTTTGAGCAATGGCCCGCATTCATTCGGAGTGCCGAAGTCGTACCATGGCACATAGCCAGAGCCATCATTCCGCGGCGCGGCGCGCCTGATTTCAAACAGGAACGATATGCCGATCTGCACAATGAGCATGCCCGTTGATGGCGAGTATGAACTCACATAACCAGCCATCGTGTTGAGGCCGGTTGCGGTGTCCTTGATCACGATGGGGTCGCCGCCGACAATGCTGAGATTAACGCCAACAGTCAGGACCAAGGCGAGCTGGGCCGCGCTGAATATCGGAAATACCGGCACCGTCAACGGCGTGGTCGATGTCGTAACGATCGCACCATCCGTGACGGTCCAAGCCGAGCCCGTGAATGCGAACGGAAGCGCCGTCGTGCATCCATCCAGCTTGATCGGCTGCCCTGTATCGTCATCGAAAAACGATACCGTCAGCAGCAGGTCTTCACGATTGGAGAACTGCGGCAGGAGAACGGGGTTTATATACAGTTGAGAGTTCCTAGCAGGACGTGATGATACCGCAACGGATTGTTGCAGTCTGACTCAGCGGGCCGTTGCAGTTGACGCCGACCACGCCAGCGCAAGCGAATGAGGGAGCGGACACCGGCCGTGTCGTCTTCCACATATCGACGGAGCGGTCATAGCTCATGAAGGCGTTTTGGCCGGCACTATCGAAGACGCCGAGAAGATTGGTCGTGGCGCCCGCGACGAATGCATTCGAGCGAAGCAGCGCGCCCGATGGGTTCACATCGAAGCGAATGCCCTCAGTCATGGGGCCGGTGAACTCGACCCCAAAGTCGAAGGCGCCGGACATCACGAGACCGTTTCGTACACTGCGCGGCCCGACGTTGATGATCTGGACACCCACGCTGCCAGAGTTGGTTCCGGCAGGGAGATATTCGGCTACCGTGAAATGACCGCCGACGAGGGCATGCGAGTATCCGAGCGGCTGTTCCACCGTGTCGCCGATCGCGAAGTCAGTCGCCGAGCTTACCGTCATGCTGCCGGGTTGCGATGTCAGCGCTGTGACATTGCCGCCCCGGAATATCTTGTACGTGCTCGGCATGGTTGCCGCCGGCAGTGCGCCGTCCACGCCCTCGGACATGTAATCGAGAACGAGATGCGTTGCGTCGGTAATGCTGCGAATAGGCACCACGAGCTTGAGGCCGCTCCCCACTTGGGTATCCAATGACATGAACAGATTCGAGACTGGGCCAGTGCCAAGCGTCGTGAAGTCCTGCCCGATTCCTGTGATGACTGGGGGAGCCCCGGCAACCGCCGTGATGGTGCCCTGACTGTAGACCTTGGTGGGTGTGGTGATGATGAGCGGGCGGCCCTCTCCGCGGGTGTTCTCGTTGACTGGGCTGGCATAGCTGATGACGTTACTGGCCACGCCTGTGACGGTCGCAGTCATGACCGTGTTGCCCTGATAGGCGCCTACCGAAATGCCCTCGGCCCCCTCATCCCCCATGGCATTGTTGCGGCCCCACGACATCGCATAGCCGCCAAAGGCGTTCGTATCGCCGTTGGAGAAATTGGAGGCGATCGAGGTGACGCCCGTATGCTGCCCAGGCGTGCGAGCGACCATAACGCCGAACAGGGTGGAATAGTTGGTCTTCGGGCCACCGCTCTGGTTCACCCCGCCGCTGTACGGCTCGGCATAGACCTGCATCGTCTGGATGTTGCCGGCCCTGGCATCTGTGAACCTCTGTTGCAGGAACACTCCATTGAGGAACGCAGCGTTGTCCCCGTACTGATTGATCCCCATGATCGGATTGGACGGATCGAGCCGCATGATGGGATACATGCACGCGACGTAGTTCCAGGCCAGATCACACGACAAGGCGTGACAAGGGCTTGCCAGGAAGACCAACGCAACGACTAAATATCTTATCGGCAAGTCCTTCAAGAACCCCATGCGAAAAACCAAATTCCGCCACCGACCGCACCGGCGATGCCAAACAAAATGAAGGCCATATAGACAAGACGATCCCGCTGGCTGCGGGCGCGGATGCCCCGCCAATACCCGAAGGAAAATGCCGCAAAACCAGCGACGGCAAGGGAAGCGGCTAGAAACTTCATCGTCGCGCCTTCAGTGCCTCTATCTCAGCACGTAGGTTGTCATTGTCGGCCTTGAGTTGCTGGATAGCGGAGACGAGCAGCGGGGCCATCTCGTTATACTTGACCGCGTGCGGTGTGACGCCGTCATTCTCGTAAGTGATCCATTGCGGATCGACGCTGCCGATTTGCTCAGCGGTGAAGCCGATATGCTTGTCCGAGCCCATGTTGAACTCGGGCTTGTAGGTGTACGAGACCGGTTCGAAGCGCATCACGTCATCTAGGGCCTTCACCCGATCAATCGATGCGATGCCTTCCTTGAAGCGTGCTGAGGAGGCTGCGCAACCGGTTGCCCACACCTGAACGGTCAGGGCTGTTTCTGTGCCGGGCGTGTTGCAAACGGCGTTCGTACCCGTGGCTGAGGCAAGGCTGGCAGAGATCACGCCAGCGCTCAGAGGCGCCGCAGCGCTGCCGTCTGCCAGCACAATCCGCATTTGCGTACCATTGCGGGCAATGGCAGGGAACGCAGCGGTAAAGCCGCCAAAGCCCATGCGGCCGGGGAACGCTGAGCCAGTATTATCCACCCAAGCGATAACGCCATTGGTTCCAACGCCTGTCACGGCAGTCAACATGCCCATGACAGTGGTAGTTGCCGTATTGTTAAAATATATGGTGTCAGCGTTTAGCCGAACCGTATTCGTTGCGATCACGCGCAACTCTCCCGCGGGAGTGATGGTAATATTACCTGCTGTGTTGGTGATGGCGTTTGGAACTTTCAATGTTCCGCCCGCCCCAGCATAGGTAAAAGCCGTATCGCATCCGACTACTCCAGCATTGCTGAATAGCACACCTTGCGCGCCGCAGCCCGTCGTTGGCGTCGTGCCCGAGATGATGCTGCTGCCGCTCGCTGGTGTGCAGGGAACAGCTTGGTTAGCGACGATGCACATCGTTACATAGCCGGGAACGATGGCATTGCCAGGCGTTGGGAAGAAGTGATCCTGTGCAGCCGCGGGCGTGAAGCCCAACACGGCTAGAAGCCAGAGATGGCGCAAAGCTTTCAGCATGGGACCGCCTGATTGTTGATGATACACATCCGCACGCCACCGCCGACCTGGGAATTCCCAGGCGTCGTAAAACTGGAATCATCCCCCGTGACCGTCCCGGAGCATGGAACGGCCCGGCCATTGACAAGACACATGAGAAGAATGCCAGGGACCGACGCATTGCCTGGGGTCGGGAATGAGTTCTGCGCCATTGCAGGCGATGTCATCAGCGCTAGCGCGAGAACGGTCCTCATGCGGATGCCTTTGCCTTCTGCTTGGGTCGCATCGCAATTTCCTTGCGCTTCATCTCGTGGTCGGCCTTGCGCGTGATGTGTTGCTCCCGCAGCTCGGCCATATCGAAGATATGCTGCTGCCGAGCCTGCTCGATCTGCATATGGATTTTCTCGCGCTCGCCTTCGATGCGCATCGCCTCAATACGCATGTCGCTGATATGCTGTTCGCGGGCCTGTTGCTGATCCTGCACCCGCGCCATAGCATCCTGCTGCGCATTGAACTTCTCAGCCTCGGCGGATACCTGCGCTTTCTGAATGTCGGCCTGGCCCTTTTGCTGGGCCACCTGAGCCTTGATCTGTTCAGCCTGCATCTTGGGATCGGGCTGCTGGCTCTGCTGCTGAATCTTTTGCAGCAGCGATTGCTTGAAGCTGGCTGGCATGGGCATGAATTCAAGCTTCACAGCCCACGGGATGGTCGGATCGTCCTTGATGACCTCGTACGCGTCCTGCATCAGGTTCGCGGTGTCAGGCCCCTCATCCATGACGATATCGACATCAATCGAACCCACCATGTTCTGAATGGTAGGCTGGCCCCATTCGTTCACTGTAAGTGCGTTGATCTGGAGGAACTGGACGAGTTCATCATTGCCAGAGTTCACGCGGATATAACGCTCCGCCTTCCAATTATGTTGGATCGCGGACCAGACGGCCCGGTATACGCGCATCTTCCACGACTTGTAATTGCGCAGGAACGTGCCGAGGTCAGCGGATGCAGCCTTTTGGAGGCGATCGATCGCCACGCCGGAATGCTCACCTTGCTCAGCCGCAGTGACACGATCCGGCATGATATTGGCAAAACCAACGATTTTTTGCCTTGCGTCCTGCATGAGGGCGAGATGCGCCGATAGGTCTTCTTGCTTGTCCTTTTCTTTGGGAGCTTCGAAGCCTTTGTTGTATTCAACAACACCGTCAGGGCGCGCGTTCTCACGCCGAGTCGTCTCCACATCGTCAACAGCGCCCTTTTCGACTGTAAGGCGTGTCGTATTGCTAATATGGAGTGCCTTCGATCGGCGCTGGTTAACCTCGTCTTGCGGACCCTTAAGATTTCGTACGAAACCATAACGGTCCCCGTCGTGATCGACCGCGGCAGAGAACATAATGAAGCGATCCGTCGACCGCTTGCGATGATCCACGAAGGGAGACACGCCCTGATCGAGCAGGAGATTGGAGACATAGAAGGCCCAATGCCACTTGCCCCGGTTTTTGTACCAATGCTCAACAAGCCGTACGCGGTGCTCATTTGCATACACCCATTTGAACTCACGATCGGCGTGAGTGGTCAGGTCGAAGCCCGTCTCCACCATCAGGGATCGAAGTTGTTCTTCCTTGTCGGGGAAGAGTTCAATAGCTGCCTCTTCATGAAGCCATTTGCTGATGCCCTTATATCTGGCGTCTGAAAAGTCGGGCTTAAATGAGGTAGGATCATAGAAGAAGTCGTCACCAAAGATAAAGTCGGCAGAGATGTCTGGGTCACCATGATCCCCTTCGATGAGCTTGAGTTCGATGCCAGCTATTCCCTCCGTGGCTGCTTGGCCAGCACAGTAGCTATCAAGGTACGACCACTCGCAGCCGTCCAGCACGGACCGCACGCATTGAGTGGCAATCTCGGCACCTGAAGCATTCTTCGGGTTGCGGGGGTACGCCTTTGGATCGGCCCTGAATCGCTGGGCAATCCATACCAGATTGTCAATCTTTGTAGATATCTCATTGAACGTGATGATAGGCTGCCGGCGCTGTCTGAGGATGCGGATTTCCTCGGGTGTCCATTGTGCACCATGATAGTAATGTCTAGACAACTTCTGTTCTTCATACTCTTGGACCTTAACTGTAAGATATCCAATGTACTTCTCGCGCAGCCGCGATACCGGCAGGAAGCCTTGCTCGTCGCCGTCCCAGTCTTCGTCTCTTGATGCTATCTCAGAACGACGCTTAGCTTCGCCCACGGTAGCCCTCAAATTCCCCACCGGGCGCGTAATCTCCGGTCTTGGTCAGCCGCTCCCACGCCCAAGCCAAAGAGATACGAGCGAATGTGAAATCGCCACGCCTGAGATGGCCCAGAGCCTTTCCGACATGCTGCAACACCGATCGCTTCGATGCCCTGATCTCTGCTGCGGTCGCGCAATCAAAGCAGATGCCCATCCGGCAGTCGTCATCGCGCCCGCAGCAATTGCAGATCATCTCAGATTTCCCCCGTGCGCCATTCGTCAGCCTTACGCTCTGCAAGCACGGCCTCGGCTTCCTTCTCATAGGCGATGCAATCGCCCTGCACCTGATCAGCCGCGGCGCCGAACATGTCCTGGCCCTCGCAGTACATCATCAGGTTCGCTGCGGCCTGCACGCCATGATAGAAGATGAACTTGCCATCCTGCTTGAGCTTGTCCGGCATGCCTTCATGGAACCAGCGGTCAACGAGATCATTCCATGCGGCTTCCATGGTGGCGAAGACGTTGAGGTTCGGCGGGATGTCGTCCTGTGCGATGACAGGCGCGACTTGCGCCGCCATCAAATCCTCAATCGTCGCCTCTCGGCGCTTGCGTTTGGCTTCGCCCATCAGTTACCCCATATCCGACTCAATGTTGTCCACCGAAGCAATCGTGCTTGGCTGGCCTTCATTTCTTCGATGAATTGATCGCGGCCGTCGCCGCATACATGCTCACCGCGGCGAGCCATTGCGATGCGCCAGAGTTTGAAATCCGCGATCGCATCAGTTCCCATAAGCGCGTCGATGTTGTGCAGGGTCGTTCTTGCGCAATCCTGTTTCCGCCGTTCCAAGGTCCGGTCTAACCAGAAATCGACGCCCTTATTCGCCTCATGAATGGGCTGGTGTGCGCCAATCATCATAGGAGTTTCACGCTACTCGACACGCCATCCATGTCATCGTTAGGCACGCGGTAGGCATCCTTGGCAGGATCGGGCGGCTCTATGAACCGGCGCCATGGCCGGGAGCTGCACGCATAGCGCCAGTCGTCGGCCGCATGGTCCTCTGACTCGGTGTCGAGGTCCTCGGCTTTGTCAGGGTCGTGCTGGAGTACAGGGATTGTTCGTATTGAAGCAACGCACGTGTCAAAGCAGAACACCATTGGGCGGTTGCCTTTTCCAAGGATGCGTGCGCGCATTGCATCCCAACCTGACATAGGGCCGCGTCGATCATGGCTTCCGCCACTTGCGACTCGTGTATTGTCTGCCGCACGAAACGCAGCAAGTCCTGCCGCTGTGAGCCTGCCATTCAATCGCTCCATGATCGATGGACCGCCGTCTTCCTTGAATGCGGACGGGTCCATGACGCCATAGGCTAGCTTGGGATCGTTCGCTTCACGCTTGGCTATGCCGTCGCCGACCTGTTCGGCGGTCAGCTTGAGGCCCTTTCCCCCGGCCGCAGGATTGTCCGTACCGTACCATTCTCGATAACGAACGAGTGCTCCGCGGGGCAGCATGGCCTCTTCAAGGTAATGATCATCTTGGACGACCGTCCACCAGCCGATACTAAACGGGCTAGCAGAACCCCAATCTCCTGACCGAAATCGTATCCAGTCTCGGGGAATGACGAATGGCGCCACAACGTTCTTTTGCGACCACTCATGGAAGAACGCCCCTTCGATCGCATTCCAGTCGCCCTCTAGCCAGGCGCGGACAAGCTCCGCAGAACCGGACGCCCGCAATCGCTGCACATAGTCGGGACCGAGGTAATGATTGTCGCTGACCCGCGACGGGATGTAGATGCGCTCAAGCCCCGTCAGTGGATCAACGATGAGCCGCCATCCGCCGGGTGCACCATCAATGTAGCGACGCTTGACCCAGAGATGGCCCGGACCCCCAGGATTGCCGGTTGCTCTAAATCCCACAGGAACGCCAGCGCCTGATCGGAGGGTTGCCATGAGCTTAAGAACAGGTCCCTCGGTGGGAAATGTTCCGATCTCTTCCACATAGACCCGGCTGTAAGAGTGTCCCTGATAGGCCTCCGCATCGGCGTCTCTTTCGAGGTATGCGAACCTCAGTCGCGCTCCGTTGGGGAATCGCCAGACCTTATCCTGTTCGTGATATTGGCATCCGAGGGGTAAATAGATGGATCGTGAGCGTTCAATAGTTTCAATAAGCTGGGTACGTTCGCGTCTAAACATGATCCCGATAGCGTCCGCTCCATAGTCTGATGCGTGCCGAATGAATTCACCCAAGACACCATCAGTTTTACCTCCACCGCGCGCTCCTCCATAGAACACCTCGAATATCGGGCAGTTGATCAGGCTGGTCTGGGGGCCGTCCTGTGCCGTCCAGACGCAGCTAGCGATCGGGGCGTTCATACATCAGGCGTGCGGCGTCTTGTGCCCCATGAGGCCATTCAGGACCGCCGTTAGCTCGTCAACGACTTGCTTCGTCATCGGGGCGTTGTGCTCCGCCGAATGGTTGACGTGATCGAGCAAGGCCTGTGCGCGCTCGGCGAAGGTCGGCTCCTTGACCTTCGGTGCCTTTGGTTCATCTTCGTGATGGGCATGTGCGACCATGGTGTTACTCCTTTCGGGGTTTCACGTTCGATGTTCTAAAAGATGGCAAGGGCGACATAGCCATATTACCTCAAGTGGGCGATCATATTTTTCAAAATCCCTGTTGACATCCCGTTAGACTATGATAGTCTTACTACATCGAAACACGGGAACACGGGGAACACGGAAATGACCAGAGAAAACGATACTTGGGCATTTGGCGATTGGTGGCAACTTCTCAATAAAGAGCTTGCTACTCTTAACGCGGCCGAGGCTGGATTTGGCGATGCGCGCTACTACTACAACGCCAATTATTCACCGATGACCGCGGCTCGCCTCATGCAAGAGGCAGAGGAAGCTGCCTAAACCTTCCACCCGCCGCGAATAGGAACACGGGGAACGGACATGAACAAGATCAGACTCACTCGCCTGCCCACCGGATGGGTCGCAACCTTTAGCGGCCCCCATGCTTGTCACGTTGAGTCGCTGTTCGGTACAGCGACAATCCCGACTGCATTTGGCGCGTCAGCGAGCCTCGATATGGTTCGCGCCTCGATCCGCGATCTCAATCCCGGCTGCACCATTGTTGCGAAGTGCGAGAACACGGCTGCATATCGATGACCACCCAACTCCGCGAGGCCATCGCCCGATTGCGCAGTCGCACCCGATTACGTAATGGTGCATGGCGGGTCGTGCGCGACGACGATGTCAAACTCATATGCGACGCGCTGGAGTCCTATCTGAAGTCTGCGCCCAAGTTCGATAAGGTCGCCTATATGCGCGAGTACATGCGGAAACGGAGAGCCAAAGCCTAATTCAACTTGCTATTCGGGTCCTTCGGCTTCTCAGGCTCGATCGGCTGATGCTCAATGAGCTTCGATGGATCGCCTCGTGTCGCAAGCCATTGTTCTTTCGGCATGACCTGCGGCACCATCGCAAATCGGTGAACGACTTCTCCGGTGACCTCAGACGACGTGAGATCAGGCAAGACCTTGCGCATTAAAGCAATCCCTGCGGTAACCTGGGAAGGCTCAAGCGGGCAATCTCCATTTGCATGAGAGATCAATTTCTTAAGAACATTGCTTGACTTGATCATGGAGCGGGCTTTTAGCTCCCACGCCATATCAACTGACCCACCAACATGCTTTCTGAGAGCCCGATCAGCGCCCATATTCCATTACCGCCTTTCCATCCGCTCTTTGCTGCGGCTTTCCATTTTCTCGTGCTGTTTGTCCGAGATCATTCCGCGCTTGCGCAGATGTCCGACGCGCTTGGGGAGCGCTGATCTCTTCTTCCCGGTGTCTGCCTCGTTGAATTCCTTGCCGACTGATTGGGGCACGCCGCCATAGCCGCCTGGGGTATGGGCTGCGGCGGCCATCAGTCTGGATTGGGCTTGGGAAACGCTGGGCATGGGCCTACGGCGTATTCGTGAGGACGATGTTGGCGAGGACGAGGGCGGCGGCAAGATCAGTGTTGAGGGTTGTGAGGGCGGCCTGCATGGCGGGCGTCACGGGACCGTTTGCCCGCTGAGCGGCAGAAGTCGCAGCGACGATATTGTTCGCGCTCGCCTGGAGCGCGGTGATTGCGGTAACGACTGCGGTGGCCTGCGGGACTGTGGCGGGCATTTAGACCTCCCAGAACCATAGCGGGGTAACAGGCCAAAAAAGAATGAGCAGGCCCCTGGCCCCTGATCCACACCGCTGAGGGTGCTGCCGCCCGTGAGGGCAACTCGGGGTGAATCCAGCGCTTGCCTGCTCGTCCCTTTATATGGGCGAATCACCTCGATTCGTCAAGTCAAGCGAACCGAAAGACGGTCACGCCGGCCGGCCTCCGAATTTACCATACATCGGCAGCGAGGGCTGCTTGCGCTTGGCCTTCATTTTCGTGTTCCCGGTCTTCGGATTGGAAGCTTTGACGTTGCCTCCCGCGGGGAATTTGGGCCGCTGATAGTCAGCGCGATCGATCTCGTCGACGTGAGTCTGGCCTTCCGGCCCGGCTCGGCCGCCTTTCGAGGGCGGGCCGCGTTTGCCTCCGACTCCGAAGCTGCCGCCTTTGTCCTGGACGCGACCATTGTTGATCTCGTTCACGCGCATTTCGGGGATGCCCTTGTTGCGCTGGTGGCCCTCGTCTTTGGTTTTCTGCTCGAATGGCGCCATCTTGGATTTCTGAGCCTTAGTGCCCCTCAAGACTTGCAGCTTGGCCATTTGTTTGTCCGAAATGGAACCCGAACGGTGGAGGGATTTGGCGCTGAGGGTCATGCTGGCCTCGGGATTTGGGGTAATTCTTCCGCCGGGCGAGGCAATTTTGCCATCAGCCCTATGCGATCGCGGTCATGATCGCGGCCGACCTTGGTCACCCGAAAGGTGTGAGCCCAATAGCCGACTGAACTAGTCATGCACCTATTTCAGCTTATCTGTCAATGCCACGGGAAGATTTGGCGGCTCTGGGCCTTTCGGCCACCCCTACGCTGATCCGCCGCCACGCCCGCCACAAGTCTCGCAGCAGACGTTTTTCCATGTACCGCTGAGCCCGGCGATGCGTATGCATTTTGCTCATCTCCGGGTTGCGCTGTAGCTCGATCTCTTTACGGGCCAGATATGAGGTGCGATATTTACCGTCCCGATTGCCCTTGATCAGCGCGTCTCCAATGTTCCACATGCGCGAGCGGCGCAGCGGACTGTAACCATGCTCGATCCACGCTTCAGCCCCGGCGTTCTTCGGTAGGCCGCCCTGGCGCTTGCCGTCGATCACAGCAAGGCCCATGCGCTTCCACAGCTTGGCCTCGGTGGCATAGATGCTGAGATCGCCCGCCTCCGCCACGATCACCGCGAGTGACGCGGCGCCGAAGCCCCGGACCGGTTCGCCGAACGCCGCCCATATCGGCAATTGCTTCGCTAGCCTTTCCATCTCTCGCAGGCAGTCCTTCTCAATCTTCTCATAAGGCGCGCGGGCGAGGTCTGAAGCCGCCAAGATGTCTATGAATGGCCCTTCTCCGGTTTCCATCCATTCGTCCGCCTGATTGGCGATGCGCTTGCGCTCAAGGTCTGGAAGGTCTTTGCGCCAGCCAAGCGCCAGCCGAAGGAACGCGCCGAGCGCTAGATTGGCGCGCTTGCGCTGCTCCATTGCAAAGTTACGCTTACGATGAAGGGCCGTGATCGCGTCTATGATCTCACGCGACATGGCCAAGCTCCTTCTGCGCCTGGTCGAGGGCCAGCTTTGCGCGTTCTGGGCTAAGCAACTCGCCAAATGTCATTCTCGACTGGCGATCATTCAGGGCACCGCATGCCGATAGAAGCGCCATGCCACGAATTGCGTCGCGCTGCATGGCGTTAACCTCATAGGGGCAAACCTCAGCCCACCATCGGCCATCACTGGTCTTGACCGTGTGCAGCACCGAGCGAGCCGCGGTTTGGTTTGCGGCTATCGTGGCATTGATGAATCCGCGAGAAGGTTCACGAGCGGGAGGCATGGTGTGACCGGCCCTTACGGGCGACTTGCCAACGGCCTTCCCGCTCGTGATGGGGGTCGGAGTGGGGGCGCCTATACGGTGGTCCTGTTGGACATCCTCCGTATGGCCCTCACTCCGATCTGGCTGCCGGATGGGGGCGGCGCTCGTAGGGCTCTCGTGAGCAGAGATCGCATGGCCCTCATCCAGCATTGGGTTGCGAGCGGGAGGCAGGTGGGTCGTGGCCCCGGCGGGCACACTGGAATTGGCCTCCTCGCTCGCATTAGGCTGCTGGACGGGGACGCGACTGGTCTGGTCCTGTCGGAAAATCGGCAGATGGTCCTCGCCCAGCATTCCTGCGGCGACATCAAAAGCCCGCATCCAGGCATCTCGCGTGCCGCCTGATTTGATGAAATTCTCTGCTATCGCCCGTAGATCAAACAATGCTCTGTCGAAGCCAGCCCGATCAAGGGCGGCGCTAAACGCTGTGATCTTCATGGCTGTCAGGTCCATTCAATGGTTTTCATCGCCGCATGTGCGCGAAACCTTTCCATGCGACGCGCTTCCTTCAGATCGCGACGTAGAGCTTCCAGCATTTCCGGAGGCCAGGGGGACGGCAATAGACGCGGCTCATTGCTGAGCGCTAGCGCCCGTTCTCGAAATTTGTCTATCAAGCGCTTAGGCAGCGGCCCAAACTTCAAATCGACCGACGGCGATTCCGCCTTGAGTGCCACCGGAGCCAATGGCAAAGTCGCCAGCGCTGCAAAGAATCCTCGTCTGTTCATGCCACCTTCTCCACCTTGTTCGTTGATGCCGTCAACCTGAACGGGAAATTGCCCACAAGCTCCATGCAGCGCGCCATCCTCTTGGTCGGTCGCTCGCACTTGATTTTGGCCACCAGATGGGCAAACGGACCGTCCCCAATTACCACATCGTCGCCATGGGCCAGCCGTGGGGTCCTGGTTCTGTCAAATGCACCGGCCCTCTCCGCACTACGGATGGCCTCGATTGCCGCATCAGCGACCGGCGTAGGCCCGTGGCGGCCCCTTAGGATGTCCTCGATCCCGTCGATCTCCAGAATTCGGGAGAAATCGCGTCCGAGGTCGCATCTGGCAAAGAGGTATCCGGGGAAGAGCGCCCGCCAAGTGGTCTCCGGACCGGTTCGGTGGTTGATACGGACGAGTTCCACTGGGAGAAACCCGGTTATTCCGCAAGCTTCGATGCCGATGAGCGCCTTGCCCTCGGCGCCCGGCCTCGATTTGACAGCGTGCCATTCAGTCATCGCGGCATCTCCACGTAGATTTGCCCCGCCACCAGCAGGGCGATGATGACCAGCCCCAGCAGGGCCAATCCCGTCGCCGCTAGGCCGAGGGAGAATTTGAGGTCGGGGGTCATTTCCAGCCCTTCGCTTTGACGAGGCGGGAAAGCTCGCTTTCTTCCTCGGTTGCCCCTTCGGGAAGGGGCGGCGCGCTCTGACTCGTCCCAGAGAAAGAAAAGCTTTCTTTCTTACTTACTTTCTTAAGGTATGGGGCGTAGCACCCATGCTGTAGCAATTGCTGTGGCAGGTGCTGTAGCAAGTGGTTTTTTCCCCAATGTTTGTTTGCGGTTGACTTACCTCCCAACTTGCCTGCTTCAGACCTTTTTCGTGACAGTGCTTTTTCGCGCACCATGCGCCGGTTGAATAACCGCCCGGTGCGGTCACGGCTGGCGGCGCCCTTTTCCAGTATCCCTGCGATGAGCTTGCCCACCTCATCTGGAGAGCCGGCGTTCGTCACGCGGGCAATCTCCTCGAGGGTCAGTGGACTCCCTTTACCATCGCAGACATAACCGTAAGGTGCGGCCGCTGCCGCGAGTGCCAGCAAATCAATCCATACTCCGCGCTCCGCTGGTGTGAGCCGACGCACTTCCTGGTCGCCGAGCCAGTCCGACCAAAACCACATGGTGGAGGCCCCGGCACTCATGGCAAAGGCTCCACGAGTTTGCAGTCACAACAGAAGCCCATGAGGATCGACCACTCGCCATGCGTCGGTCCCAGCTCGGCCAGGACCATCCACCCGAGGCGCAGATGGTCCTCGACGCGGCTATGGCGGACGTATTTGACGACGGGACAGATCATGGGGTTGTCGCCCACGGCCTAAGCCGCACCTTCACCCGCCCCTTCGGCACGTCATCGCTCCATCCCGACGCACGCCATTCGCACAGTTTGTCGTTTTCAACGAACTCGCGTGATTGGAGCCAATCGAACAAGCACTTCTCTCGATTGTGGAAATCCGATCGATCGCGACCGAATAGGAACTCGGCTTCGAATTTTCCTTTAATGCGGAAAAGTTTAGTCGGCGACGCCATGAAGGCCATATCTGCCTGTCTCGACCAGGCTCGGACGCCCGGCGTCTTATTGCCGAGCCTTGAGACAAATCGATTGCACGACGGCGGGCAGGGTATTTCGAATTCCAGCCACGGGGTGCCGGTCATCCTATCGGGGCAGGCTGCTGCTACTAACGCTTCCGCTTTGGCAAGAACGCTCATGCCTCGATCCTCGCCTTGAGCGCCCGCACCCATTCGGCGGGGCTGCTCCAATCACTGAGTTCCTGATCCAACGCAGCGATATGGTCATCCATCTTCCTACAGCCGCTCATGACCGATGAATGGTCGCGCTTGCCGACAAATTTGGCGATCTGGGGATAGCTCAACGGCGTTATTCGCCGGATGATCGCCATCGCAGCCCAACGGGGTCGCACGATCTCGCTAAAGCGCTCATCTCCCACAAGCCTATATTGTGGGATGCCCCACGCCGCACAGATTTCGTTGATGATTAATATCGCGGTTGCTTTTGGCTTGGAATATCCCGGCGGAGTTGCGACAACTCGGTAAGTATCTGGCGGCTCATACGGCGTCACTTCCCAGACGAGGGTCAGCGTCGGCATTTTCCATCGTGACGGTTCCGGTTTGGGCAGCGGCGCGACCTTGAGCACCGGACGACCATTGCGCAGGTTTATGCCGGTGTCAGGCACGGCATTGGGTGGATTCATTAGTCTGGCGCGCAGCGGGGTCATTCTCTGGGCAGCCTTATATCAGTATGAAAATTTTTGAAGGTGGGATTACAGCGCTCGTAAATCGAGCCGCATCCTACGGTCAGCGCGCGCCAGAGCGTTTGCTCGCACCATGAGCATGAGTGTCGGCGCAGCCATGTCTCGCTGCGACCGGACAGCGCGATGGCCTCCTTGCCGGTCATCGGCGCCATGCCTTTTTGGAATGGACTGGACAATATGAGGAGCCGACAACCGGCTTCGCCCCGCAATACTGATCCGACACCACATCATCCCATAGCGGCCAACGGCATGTCTTTTCCGTCAATTCCATCAACGTGCAGCCCTGTATCTCATTTGGCTGAGCGCACAATTCGGCAATAAGTTTTGCCTCGTCAACCGTTGGGGGATTATCACGTAATTCCTCGAATAGTGGCTTTACCTCGCGGAAACGCTGGCGTTTGTGAATGCGCGGTTCTGGCTTGGCTCTTGGCATGGCGACATTCATGCGTTTGGCTAGTTTAAGGCGGTGGGCTTTTCCGATTACGGCATTCCTCGATACGTCACCAAGTTCTGCTGCGATCTGTCCGCCTGATAACCCTTCCGCCCACATGGTCGTGAGACGTTCAACGCGCTCAATTGTCCAATTCAAAACGATCTCCTCCGTTTCGTATTTTGTTTCTCGGCCCGCGCTATAAAATAGCCGGCGATGCGCTGGAATAGCCGCGCTAACCAAAGCGTCATGTTTTCTCCCGCTTATTTGGATAGAGCGTCGATACGTTTCTGGAGTTCTGCTTGTTGAGCTTTGAGCTTTTCGAGCTGCACGATTTTCTTGAAGTCTTTCACCCACGGCTGCTCCGAATGCTCAAGGAGAGCCATCAACACATCGGGGCCGTGAGGCGTGTCGAGGAGGGCGACTAGGGTGTCTGGGGCGAACTGCCGTCGCTCGGCCAACGAAAGCTCGGCCGCTCGCTGTGAAAGCTTAGCCGCATGAGCGAGATGCACCGAAGTCTTGGTAGGCCAAAGGCTGCGGATGAGATCGTGCAGCCGATCCCAATGACCGAACAGCGGTGCGGATTTGCCGAACTGCTGTTCATTGACTGGATTTGCGACAGCAAAGCTCATCGGGCATCATCCGCGTGCGACGAGAGGGAGGATTGCTCATGGACACAGTGAAGCTGGAAGCGCTCGCGGCCATGCTCGGCCGGCTGCTGATTCTGCTGCAAATTAGGGGGTTGCTGACTGATGCCGAGGTCAGAGACATCGTTCATGGCAACGGCGGAACGATCGACGCCAACGGCCTGACCAACGCTATCGCGGCAAAGTTGCGTGCGTGATTTATGCATCACATTCTCCCCATGAGAACGGATGGCCACTGCACAGGCGGGGGAATTAACGTTGGTTTTGGGGAATCATCAATTGCGGGAGGGCCGCTCTCGGCAAACTGACGAACATCAGGATGATCGCGAAACCATTCGCCGTGGTGGCGATGGTTAGCCAGAAGTCTGTGCAATTTCTTTTCTTGCGTGAGGCGTCCCGCATGCAGCGCAAGTGTCGAGATGGGGAAGGGACATCCGATCTGAAGAATGGCGAGCCGCGCCGCGGGGTCTAAGGCAAAGCCAACCTTGATGAACTGCTCACACTGGAAAAAGTAGATGAAACCTTTCATATGAAAACCCCCAGTTGCATAATGGCATCACTCAGTGGAACTTTTGCAACAGGGTATTGACTAAATGTCGCAGTTGGTGTCACACTACCGACAATTTTCTGCCACGATGCAGCACGGGGCGAAACATGCGCCTGGTAAGCATCACGCCAATTACTGGCGCGCTCGAATTGTGTGCATACGAGATCGATCATTCGGCAGCCTCGGAGGGGCGGGGCAGAAACTCGTCGGGCGATACCTTCCCTCCGGTGGCGGCTTTAATGCGTGCCGCCAACTCCCAGGATGGCCGATTGATTCCGCGCCTAATGCGGGAGATTGCGGTTCTATCGACTCCGACACGCTTACCGAAGCTGGCATCATCGAAGCCGTGCTTTGTCATCCAGTCTGCTAGGGTCATGAATCACTTTGTGCACCACAAGCACATTTTCTGTCAAGCAGATTGTGCATCTGGTGCCGTGGACTTGAGTTCCACTGTGCGTAGAATGCACAGCATGGCAAAGGCAAAGAAGCAAAAGCGCAAACCGAAGTTTACCAAGCATTTCGTGCTTGAGTGGCGCGAGGCGTTTAAGCTTGGCCAAGAAGAACTCGCCGCGCGCATGGGATATTCCCACTCTACGGTGCAGCGCGTTGAGACAATGCAGACTGCCTATACGCAGCAATTCCTAGAAAAAGCCGCGCATGTTTTTGGATGTCATCCCGGAATCTTGTTGATGAGGCCGCCGAGGCCCGAAGAAATTCCGCAGGAGATCGTTAAAACCGGCTCGTAGAAATTTGTGCATGTGACGCACTTTTCTTGTTGACATCGATGTGCGCGTGATGCACAGTGGCTCCCAGATCAACGGGAGCCGCCGCCATGTCGAACCTCTACTGGGACCTGACCTACTTCCCCCGCTGCCTGATTCTGCTCGCCAAGTATAGGTCGCTGCCCAGCAACATGACGCTGGCGCAGACCGTCCGCGGCATCGCCCGCATGCAGGTTCGGCCCCATTGGTTGCGGGGCTGATATGGCCCCCATCAAGGAAGTTCTTCGCGAAGCCGCCATCGCCGTATCGCTCGGCGCGTGCTTCGAGCTGATCGTCATCGGCGCGCTGGCCACGTCCATCGTCGTGTTCTGGATCGTGGTGCAGCCGTGATCACCGGCTTTCTCTTCGGCATCATTGCCGGCTGGGGCCTGTGCTTCAGCATCAATCTGATCATCGCGCTATGGAAACCCTGATCGTCGCCCTCAAACTATGGCTCATCTTCAATGAGATTGTCCTGATTTTGTATATGGAAAGGATGCGTCATGAATGAGCGTATCGGTATCAATCCTCTGGCTTCCGCCGAGGTCATCGCCGAGCAGGTTAAGACGCCGATCGTCCAGAAGGGCATCCGCGTCCGCTATGCGGAACTAATCGCCGCGCTGGTCGAGTCACAGCCAAACATCATCCGTTTCGTCGCCGATGCCCGAGACTTGGATGAACGATCAGAGCACATCACGGCAATCGGCAGAGCCTTTGCCGCGTACATCGAAGAACTGATCGATGACACGGCAGACAAGCTGAACACGGGCAGGATTGACCGAGAGGCGCATTTCCAAATCCTCGACACGATCAGCGATCTTTCCGGACAGATGGATCGTATTTCGTATGATTTGGCCGAAGGGAGCGATTGGTGATGTCTGCAATGTGGTACGTCGAATTGGAAACAAAAGCCCGCACGCGTGAAGGCATGTATTTATCATCAGCCGACGCTCGTTCATTCAAAAAGTCCGATATTCGTGCCGCACGCATCAAGGCGCGAGAGAAGGCGAAGGCGCGATGGTTCAAGAAAACCGGAGAGCGGGCGCGCGTCACTTACATACGTTGCGTCGGATGAACGATCTTAATGAGGGGGAGCGATTGGTGAGTGATCATACGCCAGGGCCGTGGATAGCCGAGGGGTGGTGCTCGGGCAAATCACCCGATGCCGGCTGTGGCGTTGTCGCATCCCATGACGAACGGAAGATCAGCAATCCGTCTCGCGGAATAGTCGCATGGGCGACGCGCCATGTCGGTCAAACGAGTATTGAGGTCGAGGCGAATGCCCGCCTAATCGCCGCCGCACCGGATTTGCTGGCGGCGCTAGAGGCGGTCATGGACGAATGGCGCGAAGGCTATGGGCTGCGCTGTGAGAAACAGGTTCGCGCCGCCATTGCGAAGGCTACTGGGCAATGAACGATATTCACAAGGGGGATGAAATGAACGTACCGGCTCGTACTGTCGCACGGGGCGACGTGATCGAAAGCGTCATCACGAAGGGCGATCTTGGTCGCCTGAGCCCAGAGGAGCGGACGAATTATTATGTCCAACTCTGCCAATCGATGGGCTTGAACCCGCATACTCAGCCCTTCGCGTACATCACTTTAAACGGCAAACTGACGCTCTATGCCAAGCGTGACGCGGCCGACCAGCTTCGCAAAATCAGGGGCATCTCGATCGAGATCGTCAGCCGCAGCATCGAGGATGGCCTGTTTACCGTTCACGTTCGGGCGAAGGATCGGGACAACAGAACTGACGAGGATTTCGGCGTCGTGGCGCTACCGGATACGCTCAAGGGCGAGGCCCGCGCCAATACGATCCTTAAGGGCATCACCAAGGCCAAGCGCCGCGTTACGCTTTCAATTAGCGGCCTCGGCTTCTTGGATGAGACGGAGGTCGATGAAATCCCGAAGGATCAACGACCGGCGATCGTGAAAAAGGCGGACATGATTGCCGCCTCTGGTCGGATACCGAAGAAAGACGCTCGCGAAATGTATGAGCGTTTCGGCGCTGAGTTGGCTTCCTGCGCATCCATTTCGCAATTGGGCAAATGGTACAACGATAATTATGGTCGCTTCCAGAAGCTACCTGAAGACTGGGAGCAAATCCTGCGACTTCAAATTGAGGAACGAGAGCAAGCCTTAGCAGACATCGTGGTTCCCGTTGCTGAACACGATGCCGATGGCGTGGTGGTGTGGGAAGATAATGGCGAGCGCCCCGCGACACCGGAAGATTTTGAATCGCCGACGCCCTCCCGGCCGGCGATGACCGCCGCCCCGCCTGTTCATCCCGGCAATGGTGGGGCGGCGGTTTTGAGCGAGTCCGAGAGTATAGCGCGGTTTGCCACTGATTTGTTTAATGCGGCCGAAGCTGGAATGGCGGCGCTATCCGCGGAGTGGAAACAAGTTCCTGTGCGATACCGGGCGGCACTGATGGCGGACAAGGATAAGGCCAAAGTACGAGCGGCAGAGGTCGACAAAGAATGAACGGCACGCCGCGTATTCGGCCGCGCCGCCCTCGCACAAATCTCCCCGCCCCAGCCCGAGGATGAACCGACATGAATATGTGTTGGCGCAGCGAGTGTCAGACGACAGGAGGGTGCGCGCATCGCGGTCCTAACGGAGAGTTATGCTGGTTCTTTGTGCCCACCGAAGCCGATCGCCTCCGAACCGAGACCGAGGCCCTGCGCAAGCGCGTTGCGGAGTTGGAGGCGGCAATGACCGAAATGAACCGGATGCTTGTCGCGACGCAAGATGATGCCGAACAGGCCGAAGCCCAACTCGCCGAGGCCAAGGCAGCTTTGGAGCAGATCGCTCATGGTATTGAGGGCCAGACCCCATCAATCGGGATTGCCCGCGCCGCCCTGGCGCAGATATCCCAGGCCGGTGAGGGGTAGGCTAAGCCGTGACTCTCACTCTCGAACAAGCCGCCGAAGAGCTTGGCGCCACCGTCCGATGGCTGAACAGGTGGCTGCGGGAAAACCGCGACTGCTATATAGCGGTCGGCCACAAAAAGCGATTTGATCCCGAGGACATCGCCAGAATCAAGCAGCGACTTCGGGAGCGCGCATGCTCAAGGTCTACAAGCCAGGGAAAACCAGGGCGTCGCCGAACTGGCGCATCCGGGGCACCTACCTCGGAGTCCGTGTTGACCAGTCTAGCGGCACTCACCGGAGATCGGTCGCTGTTGCCATCCGGGACGAGATCGAAGGAAAGATCGAACGAAAGGAATGGACGCAGGCTCAGTCTGGTGAAGACGTGAGCTTCGCTGCGGCGGCGCTGTCGTACATCCAGACCGGAGGCAGCCCGAGATATGTGGCGGCGCTGGTGAAGCACTTCGAGGGGAAGGCGTGGCGCGAAATAGATCAAGGCGCTATCGATCGCGCGGCTGTGGCTTTGAGACCGGCCGCGTCCCCTGCGACGAGGAATCGCTGTGTGTATACCCCCGTTGCCGCGATCTTAAGGCACCAAGGCGCCGCCCTCCGGATTCGCCGGCCTCCAGGCGCGAAGGGGAAGGCCAGGACGGACTACCTCAACCCGGACGACGCATTCAGGATCATTGAGGCTGCGGAGACGTTCGATGGAGAGTTCGCGCTACTCTTACGTTCCTTGCTCTATATGGGATGTCGTCTTGGAGAGGCACTGGCCCTTGAATGGCCTGACATACACAATGGGATGGCTTACATCCGCACCTCCAAGAACGACGATCCACGCACGGTGCGCCTGCGGGAAGATTTGGTGGGCGATCTGGAGAGACGAAGGAAGCCCGCCGGGGCCGTTTTCGATTTCCGCTATGGTGGCCAACTCAAAGTCTATTTGAAGCGCGCGACCTGCCTCGCCTGCGGCGTGGCGCCCCCTTCGCGCAACGAGCCATCACCGCCGCATCGGCTGCGTTGGGTCAATTTCCATACGTGGCGTCACACGTGGGCAAGCTGGATGAGGCAGTACGGCGGGACAGACGTGCAAGGCTTGGTGGCCACAGGCAACTGGCGGGACGCGGGGAGCGCCGCACGGTATGCGCACGTCAAGGCGAGAGACGTTTGGGAGTTGGTGGAGAAGTTGCCGGGGATGAAAAAAGTTGGGGCATAGATGGGGCAGTGGAAGGTTTCACGTGGAACGCAGTGTTGAAACAATTGAGTTTTTTATTTGCGGGCGCCCATCCCCCAGGGCCGCCCGTTTTTTCATAATGCCTGTGGCGCAAGCAAAATGGCCGTTTTTGGTGGGCTTCCGCGGCGGATCACGGCCGGTTGTGGCGGAACATGGCGGGAACCCGGCGCGGGACGACGGGCAGAATTGGGGCAGTCGGCCTATTCCCGAACGATGAACCTTGCCTCTGGCCCATGGATCGTGTGTGTGTCGCCATCACTGCATTGATAGAACGACACCATCCGCAACACGTACTCGCCCGGCGGCAGCACTGGGATTGTGTATTTGTTCCTAATCCTGACATAGCCCAGAGCAGTCGAGGCTGACGCAAAACGGGCCTGCCATTGATTGGTGTTCGTGGCGACATCAGCGACGAATTCATCTCTATCCGATCGGCAATAGCGGTGCCGTGTCAGGACGGCCGTCACGAAGATTGGCTCGCCTGGTTCCACGACATCAGGATCAATGATCATGTCATGGAAGGTAACAGGGTTTGTGTTGGCAAGATAAAGTCTTCGAAATTGATTGACCGTGAAAATCCCAAGGGCGATCGAAAGAAGACACATGGCAAAATAGGACACCGCCTTGGGCGCGTGGCCAGCTATTCCCATGAGCGAAGGCATGGCTCACGTCTTTCCTTTACGTGTGTATTCCCCATCAAGTTCACGCTGCATAAAGCCTTGGCCTTGCGCCATCTTGAACAGTCGCTCATTGACTGTGCGGAGTTCGCCGGCCTGTGCGGTGACTAAGCCGCGAAGATTTTCCAGTTCCGTCTTCTGAACAGCAACATCTCTCATTAGTTCCGTGAGCTTTTGCAGCTCATCTTTGATGCCGACAACGTTTTTCTCCAGCGTACCCATGCTGATCTTCGTCGCCCAATAGAAGCCGGAAACGGTAAAAATGAGCGCTCCAACGGTATAAGCGTTGAACGACCATTCGATGTTGGGCAACATTTACCGCTTCCACTTCACATTGAATGTGCTGTATTGCACATACCACTTATTTTTCTCGGTTCCGTTCTTCTGTGGCGCCGGCCGCTCTAGCGGCCTCACTGGCCGCCTTCAAAAGCTCGTCCATGCGACTGTTGATCGAAAGATGAACCTCCTGAATCTTGTGTCCGTTGCGGACACTCATGAGAACCGCGCCGAGTGCGGCTATGGCTGTGATCAGTTGCGCGATTTCAGCGAACGATATCGCCACGGAAGAATGCCTCCCCATTTGGCCTGAGCGGCGGCCAAATGCGCTTGGTCACCGGAGAGAATCGATGCGGCCACTCGCGGCCGTCGCCGCCATTGCGGACGAGTTCATCCATCTGGTCTTCGGTGATTTCCACCATCTGATAGGTCGAAATCCCATATGTGACAAAACCGATCATTCACGGCACGACGCACCGCGCTAGCATCTCGCGGACTTCTTTCTTGTCTGCATAGATCAACTCTATTTCGCGCTCTCGGTGCGTCATCAGGATATAGAAGAGGACAAGCAGCGATAGATTCATCACGACCAGAGCGAGCGCCAAGGGCTCGCGCTTCATTGCCTCAATGAAACCACTCGCTACCTTTGCGCCTTCTTCGATCGTATTCATCTGCCGTGGGGGAAGGTCAGCGGGCCAAGGCCGCCCCCGCTGAATAGGCAACTCAGCAGACCGAATAGGAAATAAACGCCGAGGCACGCGATTACGACCCAGAGAATGATCATAATCACCTGTGCGACGGGCTCAGGAAACCCGAAGAAGCCGATAAACCATGGGATCACCAGACGGATGATCATGATGAACCCGATCATACAAATCAGGTACACCCAGAAAGCTGGATTAAGGATGCAGGCCATGACGGCCTCCTATCGGGATGAGGGTGGTCTGCGGATTGCTACGCAGGCCGACATGGGCATTGATTCAGTCGAGACTTGGCCGGGGTTGCCCTGATTTCCTCCGGTGCAATGGTAATAGTCATCATCCACTTCATGATCGTAAAGCGTCACGTGCCCGCCACCGCTGGACCATTTGAACACGAGGACATCCCCCGGCTGTGGATTGCCGGTGGCGTCCGTGCCCCAATCCTCCCATGCAAAGGCCCACAAATATTTGTCGGTATCTGTCGGGCCATAGACGGGACGGATTCCGCTTTGGGAAAGCACGTAAGCCACGAACTGACCGCACCACGGAATGGTTGCTGACGTGTACTGCGCGGAATAGGATGCCATATCCGGGAACTTCGCCGCGATGGCCTTCGACCAATTGACGATCTGGGAGGGATTGTCGCTCTCGTTGATGCCGATCAATGAGCGGGCGAGCGTTAGCCATGGTGGCGTGCTCGTCGCCGGCGGCGTCGGCGTTGGCGCAGTGCCGCGAACCTTCTGGTAGGCTATGGCCTGCGCGACAGGCGAAAGGCCTGCTACTTCTGCCGGCGCTGGGACCGGTCGCCATTGGAATGTGCCGTCTGTGGGGAAGGTTTTCGGCGAATATCCGAAGCGTTCCGCGCAGGCTGCCGAGATATCGATGCCTCTGCCCGTTGAACTCGCCGGGCCGATATCGGTTTGCTGTTCGATCGAGACGATACCGTTTGGTGCGTGGACTTCGAACCACCGGCCGAGGCTCGATCGGTCGAGGAAAGAGATGCCTTGATCGGCATCGGGCACGCCGAGGGCATTACTGCCGGGGGCGTCTCCGTTATCGACCCAGACGTATTTTCCTTGATACTGGGAATACCAGGATCCTTTGGCGCTTCGTAGAGGGGGACCTGGAGGGGGTGGGGGCGGAGGTGGTGGAGGAGGAGGAGGATAGTGGGGGTCTGTGACAACACGACCAGCGCCAGAGCCACCCAGAAGACCCGCCGACCACGCGAGGAGGAGGAGGAGGCCGATAATGGCGAGCTTGTCGCCACCGATGGAGACAAGGAGGAGCTGGAAGAGTTGGTCATTCACGGCGGGCCTCTCAGGTTGTCGGCCAGCCCTTCGGAGCCGCTAGACTAGTTGGGGTGGG